CGAGCCGGAGCAAGCCCCGTCTTCCCGGCCGCGTGCATGTGCCATCCGCCGGGGACCCAGCGGCCTGAGTTCCGCTCCGCGTACAGAGCCCGGCGCGCGCCGGATCCGCCGACCTGTTCGTCGGAGCGCCCGCCGCCGCTGCCATTCCCATTGGCGAGCGTGAAGTAAGGGCGGGCAGTCATGCCCCAGCCGAGGGCCTGCGCCATCGACACCCACTTCGGAAGCGGTTCGCCGAATAGATCCGGTTCACCCGGCTCCTTCGTGTGCGTGGGTTCTGCCGGGCCGACGCGGTGAGCGGGGTTTCGCGATGCCAGGAAGATCGCCCGCAGGCGGGTTTGCGGGACGCCGAAGTTGGCCGAATTGACTACCCCGCACCATGCCCGGTAGCCCCGCTCACGTAGTGCCACACCCAGCGCCTTCCACAGCGGAAGCACGCCCGGGACCTGTTCGCAGGCGATCCATTCCGGTGTCAGGACGTGGACGTAGCGGGCCACCTCAACGACCAGCGCGCTGGTGATGGCCTGCTTGCGTGCCCACGCGCTGCGCTCGGCACGCGGGAGCCGGGACAGCTTCCGGTCGGTCATCGCGTGGGCCTTGAGAACGCGGGTGCATTCCCGCCGCACCCAGCCGATGACCTTCTCGCCGCGCGCCGCGCGGGCGATGCCTTCGGCGAGGATGTGCATCACCAGCCGCCCGGCGCCCGCTCCGCTCGAGCTGAACGTGGTGCAGGGCGGGGAGGCCCACAGGCCGAGGATGCCGCCGAACAGGGCCGCGGCCAGTTTGGACACGTTGGCCACGACCCTGCGGTGCCCGGCGGCGGTCGCGGTAGCCGCGGCGACTGGGTCGATCTCGACGCCGAGGTGGTCGAGGTCGAGGATGCGGAGCCCTTCGGATGCCCCACCGCAGGAGGCGAACAGCTCGAGGACGTCGCCGGGGTTGATGTTCACGTCGACCGGCGCGGGCCGGAACGGGGCGGCCATCACAGCACCCCCGTGACGATGCGGGCGATGGGTTCGACCAGCGCGGCGCCGATGACAGCCCCTGCCGCGAGGACGAGGAGCAGCGCGATCCATCCGGCGATGACGGCGACCAGTCCGGGGCGTCCGCGGTCGGATGCCCGGACACGGAAGTCGCGGTGGGCGTTCATGCCGCGTCACTCCGAGTCCAGCGCTCACGGTCGAAACGCTCGGCGTAGACGGGGTCGGACGTGACCATCTCGAGGACCCAGCCGACGAGGTGACGTTCGTGGTGCGACAGGGGTGTCAGGTACTGGGCTTCCCGGTCGTCGCATAGGTCGGAGGCCAAGTTCGTTTCGATCATGCCGCTGCCCCCTCGGCTGGTGTTGTGGTTCCGTCGTCGGCCAGGAGCAGCCACTGGCCGTGGATGAGGACGCGCGTGGTGGCGGGGTCCTGGTTGCGGTCGAGAATCCAGCCGTTAGCCACGCACTCAGCGCGCCGACCGTTGGTGTTGGTGACCGTGAGGTGACAGAAACGACAGGCAGCTAAGCCGTTCGAGGCTCTCCACCGCCCGCCTTTGCCCTTGGCGAAGCGGTGCGAGAAGTCCAGCGCCCAGTAGGCGCAGAGGACGCTGACGCGGATCTCGCACACACCGCCGCTGCGCTGGGTGACGGCGTCGCGGGCGGCCTTCTCGCCGGTCGCCTTAGGTGCCTTCCGTGGCTTCGGCTCGACGGCCCTGAGTGGGCTCTCGCGCTTGCGCTGGATCGCTGCGTCCCGGCTGCGGCGCTGCCAGTCGTCGTGTTTCTCCGGGTCGCCGACGAGCCGGCTGCGGCGCTGGAGTCCCTTGCCCTGCTTCATTACGCCGCGCCTTCTTCGGCCGTGTCGAGCAGGTCAGGGTTTTCGAGTTCGGCCACGCCGATGCTGCGCAGGTTCTTGACGGCCTGCCGGTAGTAGCTGGGCTTCAGCTCGACGCCGATACCGAACCGTCCGAGCCGGACCGACTCGTACACCTCCGAGCCCACGCCCATGAATGGCGTCAACACCCGCTCGTCTGGATTGCTCCACAATGTGACGCCACGCTGGATTACGTCGAGTTGAAGCGGGTGAACGTGCTTCTCGTCCTCGCTGTCCCGCGCGGCTTGGTACGGGAGTACGCGGTCGATGCGCACGTCATCCCAGAACGCGGAGGCGTACTGCCGCCACACCCAGTGCGAGTACCGGTTCTCGGTCTGCTTTCCTGTCCAGCCTCGATACGTCAGCACATCGGCTGGCGGGACCCGTTCGCCGGCGTACTCGGTGAGGCCTACGGGATGAGCGATGGGTACCGGGTTGTCGCCGTGGCGGCGGAAGGTGAGCAGGTAGTCCGCTGAGGCCACAGAGCATCGCGACGAGTCGTCCACGATTGTCTTGTGCGCGAGTCCCTTCTTCATGGTCCGCAGCCGGACTTTGAACGGCTCCTTCCACACGTGGTAGCGCGCGATGTAGGAGAAGCCGAGGCGTTCGTGCAGCCGGATGATGTCGCCGGGGAAGTCGATCAGTCCGTCTTTGCCGGTGTTACCGGTGGGGACGTCCATGCAGTGCACGGCGCTGATCCGGCCTGGCATGGTCAGGCGGGCGATCTCACTGACGACGTACTCGTATTGCTGAAAGAACTCGTCGTAGCTGCGGCAGTTCGACAGGTCCCGCTCTGAACTCGTGTAGTGGTATAGCCCCGCGAACGGGGGGGAATATATCGATAGGTGCACGGAGCCGTCCGGTAGCGCGGGCATGACCTCCATGCAATCGCCGTTGTAGATGGCGAACCGGTCGGTGATCTCCTGGGTCAGGATCTTGCCCATTCGGGCACCTCCACAGTTTGGGCATATTGCTCGCTGCGGCCGATAGCCAGCGCGGAGCGCATGTGAGCGGTGAGGGAGTCGAACATCTGGTCCGCCTGGACGGCTTTGCGTTCGAGGTTCGCGAGAACGTTCCTGCCGCCCTCCGTGGTGATGAGATCTACGGTTACTGGGCGCTGCTGACCGAACCGCCAGCTGCGACGCACAGCCTGATACCACTGCTCATACGAGTGGCTCGGAAAGTAGGTCATGCGATTGCAGTGCTGCCAATTAAGACCCCAAGCCCCAATGGCAGGCTTCGTGACGAGAACACGGATCTCTCCTCGGCTGAACGCGGCGAGTTTCTCTTCTTTCGCGTCCACGGAATCGGACCCGGTGACTTCCACGGAACCGTCAATGAGTCGGGTGAGCAGGGCGCTTTCGGCGTTGAGTTGGCACCACGCCACAGCGGTGTCCGCGTCAGCGAGGCAACCAGCAGCCTGCTCACACCGCTCGGCGATGGTGCGCCGTGCCTCTTCGCGCTCCTCGTGGAGCCCGACGGCGGGAACGTCGAACAGGGTCCCGTCGCGGGGTGTATTCGCTTCCACGAAGTGGCGCCGATAGGTGAGTGGAGGCAGCTCGAACCCGGTGTCGACGAACCCCAGGTCGGAGGGTCTCCGCACGGCCCTCGCCCAGGAGGCGACCCATCGCCAGAAGTCCTGCTCGGCGTGGCCCTTGAGGCGCCATTCGCTGCGTTCGTGCAGGTTGGGGATCTTCCGTTGGGTGAAGAACCGGGTGAGCATGTCCGAGTGGCCCAGGTAGCCAAGGGCCTCGCTGGACGTGCCGAGCTCGACGTAGTCGTTGGGTGCCGCGGTGGCGGTGCACAGCAGCCGGTACTGCCGGGTGCGGAGGAACTCGGTGACGATGGCGCGCCGCTTGCCGTCGAAGGCTTTGATCGCGCTGGACTCGTCGCACACGACCCCGCCGAAGTCGTCGGGGTTGAAGTGCTCCAACCGTTCGTAGTTCGTGATGGTGATGCCGGCGGCCGCGGTGCCGTCCCGGGAGATCGCGGTGTCCACGCCGAACTTCTCCGCCTCGGATTCGGTCTGGAATCCGACGGCGAGCGGGGTGATGACAAGGACGGGTTTGCCGGTGCGACGACGCACGTTCTCCGCCCACACCAGACCCATCGGGGTCTTGCCGAGGCCGCAGTCGGCGAAGGTGCCAGCGCGGCCCATACGTATCGCCCAGTCGACGAGATGCCTCTGGAACGGGAACAGGAAGTCGGGTAGCCAGGAGGGCTCGAACCCGGAGCCGTCACTCAGTTGCGTCTTGCTGGCGAGGAAGTCCGCGTAGGTGGCGCTCACCGGGCCACCGCCTCGAACTGCTCACGGACAGCGGCAGCAACGTCGGCGGGGAGGTTGAACAGGCCCAGGTGTCCCCTGCAGGGAACCGGCGTGGCGAGGGGCCGGACGTTGGCGAGTTCCCAGTGGCAGGCGCCCGGCTCGCCCCAGGGGTAGCAGCAGCGCAGTGCCCCGCCAAGGGCTTCGTGGCAGCCGACGATCTCGGCGAGGGCGACGACAGCACCGGTGGGGACGTTGCCGCGGTTCCAGTTGGCGAGCGTCGTGATCAGCGGGCTGGTGGCGGCGTCGTCGTCCCAGGTGAGTCCGGCGTGGATGGCGATCTCGCCGCGGTGGGTTGTCCGGCGGGTTCGGTTCTCACAGGTCTTCCCGCCATATGCGACGGCCCATGCCCAGGGCTGACGGAGGGTCAGTGCTCTCATGACTCGGCGCCGATTCCCGCGAGGTTGATCTCGCTGCGGATGGCGGCGCCGACTGAGCGGCCGACGTCGATGCGGATCTTCACGGTGTCGATGGACCTGCGCAGCCCGCGCACGGTGGCCTCGGCCAACTCGGCCTGAAGACGCTCCGAGTGAGTGGCTTCAATGGACCGGTGTTTGCGCACATCCATCGCGCCTTCGGCCGACAGGAATGCCTTGGCCAGCGCCAGCGTGTAGTCCTCGCGGCGGTTGACCGCCTCCCGCTCGGCGCCGTCAAGCTGTTTGACGAGGGCATCGAGCTGGCGGGCCAAGCCTGCCAACTGCTGCGCGACGTCGTTGGAGGTGAGCTGGCCCGTCATGCCGCACGGTCCGCAGATTCGACGGTGACCTCGCCGCTGCGGAGCTGCGCCGCGAACCGCTGAATCCGGGCGGGGTCAGACTCGTCCTGCAGTCGGATGCTCCGACCGTGGAAGTAGGTGTCGGCAACCTTGCGCGGGTCGAGCTGCATCGCCTGGCACACGTTGAGCAATTGCTGGCGTGCGTCGTCGGCGGGCGATGGCTCGGGCGCTTGGTTCTCTTCCTGGGCGTGCCCGTTCCTGGAGGCCCGTTCGTAGGACTGGGAGTCGGGGTCCGTCTCATGGGTGGGCAGCGCCAGTGCCTGCAGCAGGACGATGCGGAGGGCGACGCTCATCGCCTTCGGCGTCCCCTTGTCGCCGAAGTCCATCGCCTCGCCGGGGACCACCGCGTCCATGTAGTCGCCGGCTGGGCCGTGGAACCGGAACCGGACCTGGACGGTGACCTCACGGGAAGGCTTCCCGGTGGAGGTCTGCACGTCCCGGTAGCTGACCGCTTCCAGCATGGGCATCGGGACGATGCCGTACTTCCGGAAGGCGGGACCGGCTGCGTTGACGACCGCGTCGATGCCTCGGAAGTCATAGCCCTGCTGGCTGTTGCGGTCGGTCTTGGCGACCGCCCGGACGTCGCCCATGACGGCGGCCATCAGTTCGACGATGGTGGGCTTCTCGCTGGCGGTCATCGTGGTGCTCCTGTGGTGGTGATGCCGATGAGGGAGTGCAGGTCTGCGGTGTTGGTGCAGTGCGGGCAGCGCACAGGCGTGGAGGCGGCGGTCGCAGCGCCGTTGCGGATGGGGTGCAGGCGCATCCACCGGTCGGCTTTGCAGAGGTCGCAGTAGTCCGGGGTGGACTGCAGGACGACGATGGGGATCACGTCGCATCCCCTGCCGGGAGGGCCAGGACTTCACCCGTGGTGAGGTCGATGCGGCCTTGACGCCACAGCTCCTCGATCGCCTCGGGGCCGTCCGCGGAGAGGTTGACGGTGACCGCCCCGGGCTTGGGTGGCTCGTACGCCACTCCTGGCACGTCCAGTTCCCGGCCGGGTCCGCATGCCTGGCGGGCCTTCACGGTGCAGCGCAGTACCTCGGCTTGGGCCCAGTCGCAGACCTCGGTCGTGCTGGTCACCAGGTCGGGTGCGACGTCGGCGAGGATCGCCAGCGCGTCGGCTTCCCGGCCGGGTGTGATCCGCTGAACCGTCTGGACATGGTCCGGGTACTGCTTGGCCATCCAGTCGGTGAACGCCTCGCGGTTGGTGATGCCTGCGGTGCCTTTGGGGCGGGTGCGCAGTACGTGGCCCATGTCGAGGTCGGGGTCGTCGGGGGCGGACACGTTGATCCGGTCTCCGTTGACCAACTCGGCGGCGAGGTCCTTGCGCCGGTCCCCGATCGCCGTCGCGGTGACGTCCGCGATGTGCTTCACGATGAGCGCGCGCAGCGCCAGGTCCCGGGTGCTCATGCGGCTGCCCTCGTGTCTGTCTCGCCGACCTCGACACCGGGGCCCGCGGGGATGGACACCTCGACGTTGACCTTGGGGTGCGCGTCTCCGGCCTCCCACGCGGTCTGGATGGCCAGGCGTACGGCGTCGTCCTGGTGGGCTTCGCACACGCACCGGCCGGTGAAGTCAGTGGAGGTGACCTCGATGTTGCCGGGCCATACGAATGCGTCGGGGCACAGTTCGCAGGCGGGTGGCAGATCGCTGGTCCGGTGGTAGTTGGTGACCACCTGGGCGTTGAGCGCGTTCTCGGGTAGGCGGATCACGCGGCACCGTCCGGTTCTGTGTCGATGTGGGCTCGCTGGCCGTGGGTGCGGTCCCACTCGGCCAGTGCGGCGATGCCGGTCTCGGTGAGCCGCGCGATGTCCTGGCGTGGACTACCGGTGGGCATCCACTCGATGAGCCCGTCGCGTTCCGCCGAGGCCAGTCCTGCGCGGACGACAGCGTCGGCTGTGCGCCCGGTGACGGTGATGTGCCCGCCGCGTCTCGTGACGGCTTCCTGCGGGATGAGGCGCAGGACGTGGTGGGCGAGGGGGCCGTACTTGGCTGCTGCGCGGGGTAGGGGGATGACGTCGGCGTCGAGCGCAGGGACGAGGCGGAGGTGGCGGATGGAGGCGGTCATGCCGACACCGCCTCAAGCTCGGCACGCTCGCGGCGGGACTGCTCGAAGCTGCGGTAGATGCCGTCGTGCTCGGTGTGCTTGCGCACCCACCGGTTCGCCGACGCCTGGCACTCTGAGCGTTCACAGGTCCGCATCGAGGCGTGTGCGCCGGTGTAGCCCTTCGGGTAAGGGGCGGGCCAGCCGATCGTCCCGGTGGCTTGGTGGCTGTCGTGGCACCGCTCGTAGATGGCCTTACTCATCGGGTGCTCCTGCGGTAGGGCGTGGCGAAGGAGGGTGGCGATGTGCGGGCGCTGGGCCTGGCCATCACGCACCGCCCCTGGTGCGCGTGTGCTCCGGGCAGTAGTCCTGCTGCGTGCCCTCGCCCCGCGGGTGGGACCAGCCAGCCTCAGCGGCGTCCTGGCGGGCTTCGGTGGCGTTGAGGGTGTCGCGTCCCCGGTAGAGGCTGGGGCAGCCAACGGTGGCGTCGCAGGTGTGGAGGACGTAGCGCAGGACGGTGGCGGTCATGACGCACCGACCACGGGGACCGTGACCTCGTTAGCGACCTGCAGGAGCAGGTCGGCATGGCACGGTTGACCTTCGGGGCACCAGCAGAGAAGGTCTTTGCCGACCAACTCTCGGCGGATCACGTTGATCGTCGGGTAGCCGTAGCTGCCACCGCAGAGAAGCAGGTACCGGAAGTCGGCGACCGCGTGGCGGCGACGGTCAGCGTCGGAGATACCGACAGGCTCCCCATCGACATGGCCTACGGTCGGGTACTCCTGCCACCTGTAGGGGTTGCCCCACTTCGTCGGGCGTCCGACGTAGACCGCCCCTTTGGGCATCGTCCAACCCTTGGTGCGCTGACGCTGGATGCGACGTGGGGTGCTCATGCCGTACCGCCAGCGGAACGGCAGGTGCACACGGTCTGCTCACCACACGGGCAGCACAGGCGGGCCAGGGGATGACCGGGCGGGATGATCCGCACCTGCTCCGGGTGGACACCGTCCGGGAGGCCGTCGCGGGACGTCAGGGGAGCCCCGTCACGGACCCACAGCAGGGTTCCGTTGCCGATCCAGCGGCCAGTCGGGGCGGTCATGCTGCACCGCCTGGACTCTCGATGCCGTCGGTACTGTCCCTCAGGCTCAGCCCGCAGTCGGCGCGCAGCCGGTAGTCATCCAGCGCGCTGTCCAGTGCCTGCCACTGATAGGTGGTTGCCGGATGTTGGTTACGAAGTGCCTTCAGCCAATTGGCTACGACATCGTCACGATCTGGTCGGCCAGTACGGAGTCGCTCCACCTCGGCGATCAGCCAGTCCACGTCGGCTCGGCTGTGCGAGATGAACTCCCCGTCTGCCTCTTGGTTCGGGTTCAGGGCGAAGCTGCCCGCGACGGCACCTTCCTTCATGCCGACCTGGCCGTTGTGGATCCACCAGCCTTGGTCGCCGGGTTCGTCCACGTAGAACGGCTCGGACCACGGTCCGGGTGTGGCGGCTTCGGCCCGCTGCTTGATCTCGGCGAGTCGATCCTGCGCGGCGCTCATGCGGCACCGTCCTCGCGCTCACATGCGGGGAGCGACGAGTCGTCGACGGGGATGCCTTCGTCGGCCTTGTCCTGGGCGTCGCAGCCACAGGCTTTGCAGAGCAGCTCGTCGGATCCTCTGAGCCACGCCACGTCGTCACCGATGGGGATCGGAACAAGGCAGCGCTGGCAGACGTAGTCGTCGCTGGCGAACAGCCACGACACGGCCGGGAGGGGTTGCGCAGGGGAGATGACACGCGGTGATCGCGTAGTGACGTGCGCGTTATGGTCGTGCTGTGGTTTCATATGAACCACAAGTCCTTTCGCAGAGGCTTGCTAGTCGGGGAATCTGGGCCTTCGGAGTGCGGCTGGCACCGCACAACTCCGGAGGCTCGGTTCTTTTTCAGGCCGCTCTCGGCCGCCTCCCGCCGCGCCGCGTCTTCACCGGCTGACGATTGGCGAAGTACGGTCCGAGCCCAGCCCGGATGGCCACCTTCGCTGCGAGGGGCAGTGGGGGAGCTGTGTCGACGAGGGCCTCAGCCATCGCGGCGAGGTCGGCCTCGGTGAGCGGGGCGGTCATCACGCCACGTCCGCGAGTTCGTCGCTGGGGGATGGACTGGAAGTGGGCCGGGTCGCTTCGAGTTCGGTGGTACTCATCCCGAAGACGGCGGCGATGCGACGCACGGCGTCGGGACTGCCGGTCCGGACTCCGTTCTCGATTCTCCAGACCGCTGCTTGGCTCAGGCCGGCCTTGCGGCCGAGTGATGCGCAGTCAAGGCCAGCGTCCAGGCGGAGGCGTTCGAGTTCAGTCCACCGTGGTGAGCGGATGAGCTTCTCTGGCATGCGTCAATACCACCACAGACCACAGAACTCCGCAAGATGGAGTGATGTGTTGCGTGGTGGTCTTGACCTACCTGTGACCTGCCAGGAAGCTGAGCTGTGTCGGGGTAGCAGTCATGACGCAAGTCGGGGAGCGTGGGCTGTGGTGTGTAGTGGAATGATGTGGTCTGTGGTTGAGCAGTCGTTCGGGCAGCGCGTCGCCGCGAGACGGGAAGAGCTGGGCCTCTCGGTCCGCCGCATCGCCATGCAATCCGAGGTCAGCGAAACGGCGTGGCGCAACATCGAGCGAGGCCGCGAGCTTCGAGCCGGGGTGACTGTCGCCAGCCCCAACCCGCCCCAGCGGGTCACCGTCCACAAGATCGCCAAGGCACTCGGCTGGGATGTTCGCGACGCCATGCTGTGGGCTGGTCACGAATACACGGGCGCCGTCGACGACGTCCCCCAGGAGCAGGTCGCCGACCCACGCGGTGAGATCGCCGAGATCCTGCCGCAACTGTCGGAGTCCCGCGCGCGGGCGCTGCTTCACGTCGCCCGCGCCATGCTCGACGCCATGGCTGACGTCCCCGCGGCGACCTTCGAGAGCGACCGCCGTCTCGTGCGGGAGGTCCCGGCCTTCCACGAGTCGTCTCACGAGGAGCGGGAAGCTACGCGGCCGGCGAACGAACTTCCGCCTCAGAACGGGCCACAGCCCACGTAGCCTCGCGGATCTCACTGGCGCCGTCCTCTTCGCACACGAGGCGGTAGAACACCCGGACTTTGAGCGCCTCTGCGCGGGTCCCCGGCGGGAGCTGGCCATGCTCGACGAGCGAGTCCATGGCGGCGGCAGCACAAGCCGCGATGATCTCGTCGGG